ACTTGAACACATCCATGGCTATCCGATCATTGTCGATTGTCCCCTTTTCAATTCGATAGGTAACGCCATGTTATAGTGTTCATATGATATGAAGAAAACAGACCTCTCCCAATTGGGGTGTTCTGTGAAAATGGTTGTGGTTCCTTTTGTGCTGTGCTAGTTACTCTGGCATGACTATTTGGATCTTTGCTTATGTGATGCTGTGGTCACCTTACAGTAAGTTTGGTGTCGGGTTGGTTGAGGCATTTCACATTCAAAGGCTGGATTGGCTCTGAAATTAGATCTTGGTGTTAGGAGTACTCCCCTATTCTGAAAACCTCGAAACCGTATTCAGTGACAAGTCAATCCAACCGGTCCCCTATTTAGGGGTCATGCCTATCGGTCAGTAGGCAGGGGAAAAGCAGGTGGGCTTGGGAACCTACCTCACCTATGGGTCCGTCCTCCCAGCCGAAGTAGCTCCACTTCGCATCGCCGACGCTCCGCCCGTGCGTCCCGCGAGGCAACGCAGATGTCGCATCTGCAATGCCCTTGATCACCTCGCAGCTGCCTGTCCTCATGCTCGGCAGCTCGCTGATGAGCGGCGCCCTCGACTTCGCCAATTGGCGGGTCTTGCAGGTGCGCAGGCCATAAGGCTCATGGAGCCAGAGCATGTGAACCCCAACGCCGGTGATGATCCCCGCGTTGGTCTCCCCGTTGTTCCAGCCCGTGACCCTGACGAGGTTAAGGCTGAGAAAGTTGAGGCAATCTACGAGAATCTGCGAAACAAGGCAGTCGGTATGTGGCTAACAAAGGATTTTGAATCCATTGCCGACCGACGTGTCATCATGCAGAGCCTCGTTCAGCTCAGCCGGAAGGAGAAGTTATACACGCTCTCCGATGCGCCAGATGCACATGTTCAACTGGCCTTCGATGCAGCTCTGCGAATTGCCTATGACACTAGGCTGCGCAGCGCGAAGAGCAACACCAAATCCCGTGGCTATGCCAAGGGGGGATTGTACAGCGTGTACGATTCCTTCGCTCGTGGATTTCAAGGTGAAGCTAACAGTGAAGTTAACCACGGCTTCACAGCAGATCTAGAAGAGTTGGCTTTTTATGAGCGATTGCCTTTCTTCTCTCGAACGGTCGTGCTGTTCTGGCCCTGGTGCTTAGGCATCTTTATTCGACTTATCATTAGTGTTATGTCGGAGAAGTGGATGTTCATGGCATTTGCCATTGTTGTCGCCCCCTTTGTTGATCTGGAACAATGCGGCGATATCTCCCGTTTCGATGATGAGTGGGAGAACAATGTTGCTCGTGACCCTTGGACTAGTGAATTTGAAAAGATGATCGAAAGAATGACTGAAAACCGAGAGTGTTATGGACTTTCAGAATGTAGAGACGCGTGGACACCCATACGCAACTACAATCTGTGCTATAATCTGGTTGTCAATTATTACGGTAATCTTGCCATTTTCATTGCATTTCTTCTACTTGTCACTTTTGAGACCGTTGTCGTTTACGGACGGTACCGCACATTTGCTGAGAGATTTACGGACTTTTGTTTGAGGTGTGTTTTCCACTCAATCGATGCTCTGATTGCCTCTTCAGCTTTTTTCACCACTGTCGGTGTGTTCTGGGGACGCATCATTTGTTACAGTTTTATTGCATTCCATACCTTATTCAACGCGTTCTACCTAATCATAAAGGGAGAGCCACATCGTTGTATGAGCATTGTAGAGTGCTGCAGAATTGTTTATGATGTATGCCTTGAGGACCACGATTTGAAGGTGTTCCCAACACAGAACGACTACCAAGTCCATCCAGGCGAACTTCAATGTAAGCCTAAGGTTGGAGTGGTGCAGTTCTGGGGAATTGCGGGTGTTCTACCTACTGTTTTTTCAAATTGTAGTCACAATGAGAAGATCAGTATGGACGGTCGAGTTGGTAAGAAATTGCCGAGCCATGTCAACTTTACAAAACAACGCGGTGTTGTCGGCGCCTGGCGCCGCCTACTCAAAGTTGTTGCACCAATGCTGGAGTCGCTGCCCAAATGCAATCAACCCATGGACTTTTATGAATGGGCTTGCACTTTTCCGCCTTCTAGGCGTGATGAGCTTTTGCGTACTCGCATTGACATGCACGACATGCCGCCTCTACATGCTAAGAGTTTCATTAAGCGTGAGATTGCTCTAAAGGATGAGGAGGACCCTGTGTATAAAGATCCTAGATTTATACAGGGCTGCCCTCTAGAGCTTAGTGCTGCTGTTGGTCCAAGCCTGCGTGTTTGGACCAAACAAGTAAGACAGCGCCTGACGCCTAAGAACTTCTGTGCAGCGGAGATTTCAAATGGACAACAGATTATATACACTTGTGGGCTGTCAAACGAAGCCATTGGAGAGTGTTTTAATCGTGCCATTGCGGCTGTTGAGGAAGCGGCTCCTGCTGGGAGCGACATTGTGTTCCTTGAGGACGATCAATCCAGGTTTGACTTGCATCTTACCGAAGGTCCATTTATGTACCTAAATTGGGTATATAGAAGGAAAATGACTCGCCGTGTTGCGGGTTTACTTCGGAGAGGGGTCAGCCGTGGTACATCCTCTTTGGGCACCGCGTACCGGATACCCTACACTATGCAGTCCGGCTGGCCTGACACCAGCGTTGGCGATACACTCGTCAATGCAGGGATGAAGACATTCATCCATGGTGCGGGTAGGCCTTGGATGAGCATCATTTGTGGAGATGACAGCGTGACAATAACAACACGGGCCGAGATTAATCGTCTTGGGGGCGTTGATGGTATTGTCAAGTTGTATGACAGTTTCGGCATGGAAGTCGAGGCAGTCTTGCGGGATGACCCGCTCGACGTCGAGTTCTGCTCTGGTAGGTTTTATCCCACCGGGCAGACTTACTGTCTTTTCCCTCGACCTTTTCGCATTCTCGCGAAGATTGCTTGTGATATGAAAGCTAGGAGACCTGATGATCAACAGGCCTGGCTTCGAGGTATTACAGCAACGCTTGAGAATTATGGGAAGATCGACCCTCTCCTAGGTGCTCTCGGGACTGCTTTTCGTAAGTATGTCGGCAAGGGTCGAGAGTTGTATGATCATGGGTGGGAATATAAGGCTCAATTTGATGGGAGCCTTCTAACTTCTGCTCATGATGTGTTTACATATTATGACCATCACTATGGCTTGTCAGCTGGCGACGTCGCTCGGTACACTGACAAGCTCTCAAAAGCTCAGATTGGCAGTTTACTCTGCGATGATGGGCTGAGGGAGCTTTGCCTTCGTGATGCTTAATGTGCTAATATATAATAATAATATGTAGACGGCTGCGTCGTACTCTGTTGCGTTTGAGTATCCTGACATCTTAGGATGATGGTAACGAGCAACGATGTCGCCGCGGTCGTAGCTTGTTATATATTCAGCGTTTTCAGGCTTCACCCTGGGTGCTTTGGCAACCGTGGTTGTAGCTTGTTATGCTGGGTATATAATTGGCTTTAATTGTATTATAGTAAAACTACGAACTTCCTCGATGGGGCGCCTATTGGTAGGCATTGGGGCTGGTCGTGGCGTACATCTCGTCTCTTGATGGTAGAGCATACTGCCAATTAACCAAACTAATCATTGTGCTGTGAATCTTTGATTGCGTGGCTTGACCACTGTAC